TTCGTTATGCTATCGATCACGGCGCCGGGGAAAACACTCTTCGCCTCGGCCGCTACCTTGTTTTCGTTTAGCCACTTTTCCAGAACCACGCCTACTTCGTCAACGCTAAAAACTTTCATCTCGCGGTTTTCCTGCGCCACCTTGCTCGCCTCATACGCATTGGCCGTAATCGCCAACACCGTACCGTCCGGCATACGCCCCTCGATATAATCGCCAGTCAGCGGTTCCGCACCACCCTCGATGGCCGCACGCTCGATAGCGGCGCAACCCCTGAGCGTCACCTCGACCTCATGCTCAACGCCGTCGGTCTTATCGATAGCCGCGTTCAACTTGTCGAGCTGTTCGTAGAACCGGTCACGCAATTCCACCGGCACAAGCCAAGGCAATCTGTCGACACCCCACTTGCGCTCCAGCCGGTTCACCTCATCATCATATTTATGTAACGCCGCCTGCTGACGCTTGAGCGCCCCCTGACTTGGTTGGTAGTACACCTTGTCCGTCTTCGGCTTGCCTCTAGCCACTCGCTTTTTAGCCACCATAATTAACCCCTTTTTTCCTCGTAACGTCCGAGCGTAACGGTGTCCGTCCGGTTCCTAAGGAAAACCGGACAGGACGTGACACCGTCCGCCAACCGTGACAGCGTCCGGCGGACACCGGACATTTTTCGATAACTAATTGTTTTCATTTACTATCCACACCCGATTACCGTCGGACGCCACAATTCTCTTCTCCATTAGCTTGTGACGCGCCTCACCGGCCCTCTGACGCGCTAAATCAGGACATTTTGCCTTATGTGCCTCGTGCCAAAGTGACGACGCGACGGCCTGATTACCCGTCTCGATAATCACGTTCTGTAGCGCCTCAAGCGCCATCTGCTGGTTTACCGTCAGGCCGGTTGACTTGCGCTTTTTCGGCACCTCGTCGCCGTCCAGACGCGTCAGCACAATGGACGACCCGTCGATAAGCGCCACCTCGGTCATCTCAAACACCTGCTCATCTACCGGCTCGGCATCTTTTTGTTTCTCGCACCGCATATATACGAGGTTCTCGTCCTTTGCGACCACCAGAGACGTGTCTACGGCGCCCAGAAGCGCGCTAGAGCCACGCATACCGCGCGTGCTGTCCTTACCGCTGTGGTGAATACCCACCAGCGCACACTTGCAGTGCGCCTTGAGGCTATCCGCCGCCGCCACCCACAGCCCCAGCTCGGTCGCGCTGTTTTCGTCCGCCCCGACCAGCGACCTTGCTACTGTGTCGACAAACACGCACGTCCAGCCATCACCGGCACGGTCGATCGAGCGCATCAACTTTTCGACGTCGCTTTGTTCACGAAAATTCACAGCCACCTGCAAAACGTGAAGATTGTCGCCCACCTGACGGCCGTTGTGCGCTTCCCACGCCTTGAGGCGCTTACCAAGCCCGCCGACGCCCTCGCCGGCGATATACAGCACCTTACCCTGCCGCGTCTGCATGCCCTGCCACGGAATGCCCTCGGCGATAGATAGCGCCATATCCAGCGCGATAAACGACTTACCCGCACCCGGCGCACCATACATGACGCTGAGGCCGTGTTGCGTGATAATGCCGCTATCGCCATCGCCAATCACCCAGTCGATGGGCGGCATGTTGCGTATGTAGCTGGCGCCAACGAAATCGAAGTAATCGCCGTCCGGCTCGCCCGCATTGTCGTTGACTGCCTCAACCTCGACGACTGGAGCCTCACCCAACACCGGTGCCGCCTTGACCTCGTCCAGCATGTCTTCAATATCCCGACCACCGGCCAAATAGTCGACGACGTCGCCCTTGTCGACTAGCCCCGACAGCTCGCAGACTTTGACCGCCGCCGCACCGTCGAAGATATTGGCGACCACCGTGTCGGCGTGAGCGCGCCCCGCCTCGTCGTTGTCCGGCAGGATCACGACATTGCGGCCGGCGAACCATTGGTTCAGCTCCGGCTTCCAATTCTTTGCCCCGCCATTATTCGTTGTGGCGACGATACCGTGCCGCGCCAGTCGGTCGGCCGCCTTCTCGCCCTCGACTATGAACACGGGCATCTCCGGCCGCGCCAACATGTCGTGCAGGCGATACGGCACCGGCGTCACGCCGTCTAAATTGTGCAACCACCCGCCGTTACCGTCTGGGCGCACCTGACGAAACGTCTTCGGCTCGTAGCGGCGTATCTGATACACCACCTCGCCGTTCTCGTCGGTGTAGTCGTACACCGCGCTCATAAAACGCGCCGGTTGCAGTTTCACCTGCGCCTGCTTCTGGATGCCAAACTTCTTTTCTAAGATGTCTGGGATACTGCCCATTATGGTCGCGCCCTCATGCGCGCGCACCAAGTCGACGACACCGCCGCCCTCATTCGCCTCAAAGTCGAACCAAGTGCCTTTGCGTAGGTCGACTTCTTTTGAGCCGTGCGTACCCCAGCGCAGTGTATGCCCGCGCTTTTGACTTGGCTCGCCCCAGTACGCCTTGGCGACTGTCTCTATGTACGATGCAATATTGCTCATATGAAAACCCTCGACCCCTGTTCCCTTGAAAGCGGCGGGCGACGGCCAAGGGAAAACCGCCGCCCGCCCACGCACTCAGAACAGGTCGCTTCCTGCGCTGTTAGCGGCCGGTGGTGGTGCCGCAACAGGCGGCGCACTCGGCTCTAGTGCGTGTTCTTGTGGTGCGCTACCCGCCGCATCCATTGCGGCTGGGCGATCCACCCAGTTGACGATGCTCAGTACCGGCGCCTTGAAACGCAACTCGCCCTGCGGCGACTGCATCTTAATCGTCTCAGGCGTGCCAGCCTCGATCACCGGTATCTTACCCGCATTGGCATCACGCTCGGCCAAAAACTGATCGTGCAGTTTATCGACCACCCGCAACACCGTCTTGGCGCTATGACTAAACTCACGCGGGCTAGTCTCGCCGCTAATAACGATACGCATGCGAAACGCCTGCTTATGCTCATCAGTAGGCTTGGCAACCGGTGGCTCACCGATCTTAACCATATGAAAGTCTGGGGCGCCTGACGCAAAACTGAGCCAGCCCACTTCCATATTGTCTAGGTCTGCGGCGAATTTGAAACCCGGCGCAATATCCTCTTCCTGTTTTTGCCAGTGACCGTCGGCCGCTTGGACGCGATCCTGCTTAATCCAGTCACCACCTTTAGCGTCAAACTTGATGATTGGTAAAATGTCCCCGCTACTGCGGGCTTCTGTGCTAAAACCTAATGCCATAACTTTAACTCCTTAACGTCAACATTAGTTCAAAATTGCTCCAAAACTTTGAAGCTCTCGATCGGATAGTACGCACAGACGTCGACGTCCTGCGGATCGCCTCGGTCTGTACGACCACCCATTTGAAGACTAAAATCGCCGGCAAACGATATGCGTGCCAGCGCGTCAGTCCACAAAACTATGAGATATGACGGCAAGCCGGTGGTCTCTGTCAAGTGTCTTGCTCGTATGACCTTGTGCAGATTAACCATAGTCGTCGGGTATTTGTTCATTTCAAACGTGCGCGTCTTGATCTCACCAAACGCCACAATGCAGTCATCCTGATCGCAGTGGATAGCGCAGTCTATGCCATACTGCGTCGGCAGTTTATGCAGTGAATAATTGTGCCGCTTCAATAATTTTGCGACCGACACCTCGTTTTGCAGGTCGATTGCTCTCTGATAATGCGGCCTATTCATCGCAACTTCCAATCGACGCCGTCTTCAGTCGTCAGGCAGTAGGTGTTCTCCGGCGGCCGGTCAAAGCCCCGCATTGTCAGTGCGACGTGACAATCGCTAATCGTCTCATGCTTCGATATGACGGCAACATTGCCCGCACTATCGCTGGTCATCACCACCAATATTAACCAATACTTCATTTCATCACCGCCAAGTGTTCTCGTAAAACCATCTCGAAAGTCTCCCAATCCATCGTGACCGTGTACCGCCAGTCATATTGCTCGGCTATGTCACCGGCCAGCCCTGAGTTGCCGAGCATGACCAGCGCCTGCACCGGCACCCGCACAAGTATCGGCTGGCGATCGAGCTTATAGATCAAGCACGGCAACGCGTCATTTGTGTTGGCCGAAGACCGAGCCGCTGTGACGATCTGATCCCACCAGCTCGGCGACACGCCCTTTGCGTACCGCTTACACTCGATCAGAAACGGGAACGGCTTGCCGTCGGCAGGCTCAAGATCGCTCAAATCTTTTTCCTGATATTGCGACAACCGGCGCCGTAATTTGCGACCCGTCGCCAGCTCAATCAGCTTCGCAACTTCACGCTCGAAGGCCGCCCCCTTGGCACGTCCACCACCGGCACGCATCAGCCCAGCTTCTCCAAGCCGACCCGACCGCTTTGACCATCGAGCGACGACTGCACACTGCGCTGGCGAATATTACTGGCGATCTGCTTCGCCAACATCTCATCTGCCAGCGACGACTGACTGCGGTGAGCCGATAATTCTAGCTCGCCCTTGAGCGCCTCGATGGTCGAGGTGCGAAGCCGAAGCAAAACTGGTTTAATTTCTGACATTTTGTGACCCCTTCTGTGATCCAAGCCGGAAGCTAAAAACGCCTCTAGCAACTTTTTGGTACTGTCATGCCCCAAAACACCCAAAGCCCGTCAGTGAGCTTCTATGGGCGATTAAAGGCATAGTGCTATTTTTTTGATATTTTTACGATATAGCACTTGAAATATTCTAATATCAGATTATCTTCATATTTGTACAGAGGTACAAAACAGGTAAATTTACAAGGGAGTTACCAAATGATTAAGTTTGAACATGAAGGAATAAAAATTTTCGCGCATTGCGATATCGCCCGCGAAAATGTTTTTAACATTCTAAAAATTCAAGACTTTCGAGAGACACACGACACAATCCGCGTCGAGGTTATTGACGTAACCACTTTAGGGCTTGGGCAAGCCGAAGACCTTTGCGCCTTGTATGAAGCCGACGCGGCATTTTTTGAAACCTACACTTGGGTCGGCGGCGCGCCAAAGACGCAAAATGATGTTCTAAAAATTCTGCGTAATGCAAAATTTATCAAAAGCTATGAGGCGGCGGCCTAACGGCCCCGCCCCACAAGGGAGCAAGACAGATGACCTACAGCCTGACAATCCGCGATTTAGTCAATGACGCGGTGATTACCAAATATGGGTTTGCGACAGTCACAGAGGCAAAGAACGATGCGGAAAGATATATTCACAGCAGTAAGGCTGACAGATTGCACTGTCAGAACTTGGGCTTGGCTGGCGAATTTCGTCGCAAAGAGCTTGTGACGATTGACGTGCTGAAAAACGGCAAGAAGTACGCAACATATGCGTGGCTTCCTATGCACCCACGATATGAGCCGCACCTTGTTATGCGCGGCGGTTACTTCAGAAAGGCGGCGGCCTAACGGCCCCGCCCCAACCAAGGGAGATTGATATGGAATACTACAGCGAAATATTTTTAGCCGACGGCACCAGCAAGGTGCTTGACGTGATGCACCCATCAATCAAAGAGGCGCAAAACGAGGCGGCCAGATACTTAAAAGAAAATGACTTGTGCTGTTACAAGGGGCAAACCGACCCAGTTAAATATGTTCAAATCAAAAAGCAGTACAAGGGCGGGCGGTCTGGCGTTCACGATTATTACAGATATGAGCCAATGCAGTGCATAGGTGATTATATCGTTGGCGGCTACTTTAGGAAGATTAAGTAACTGGAGATCACAATGATTAAAGAGTTTATCGGATTTTTGTTTTTGATGTCATTCGCAATCGTGATGTGTACCAACATCGTGACGACTGAATGGAACGTGTGGGCCTTGATGGTCAAGTTAGGGGGACAGTGATGGAAATTATTACACGCGAAGAGGCCAAGGCGCGTGGCTTAAAAAGGTATTTCACTGGCAAGCCTTGTAAGCGCGGTCACATTAGTGAAAAAAATGTTTCAGATTATCGTTGCTTGCAATGCAGTGCGGAAAAGGCGCGAGAAAGGCGCTGGCGTGATCTAGAGGCCGCGAGAAAAAAAGAGCGCAAGTGGCGCAATAAAAACCGCGAAAGAATAAATGAGCGAAACCGCCAAAGATATGCCGCAAACCCTGAAAAACATAGGGCTGTAGCAATGCGTTTTTATTGGGATAACTGGGAAACCTGCCGCCAATGGAGAAAAGACTGGTGGCAAGCAAATAAAGAAGAGAACCAAAAAAAACAACGCGAGGCATACAAGCAGAACCGCGAAGTTTTTTTGATCGCTTCAAGGCGTTGGAAAGAAAACAACAAAGATAGGATTAGCATTTACAATGCTATGAAACGCCCAGAGCGTGAAGAGCGTTTAAGAAAAGCAACGCCTGACTGGGTGGATATGGATGCAATCATCCTCAAATACAAAGAGCGTGACTGCATGACCCAAGTGACCGGGTTGCCACATCACGTTGACCACATCGTGCCGCTTCAAGGTGACGACATATGCGGTCTACATGTGCCGTGGAATTTGCAGGTAATCACGGCTGAAGAAAACCTGCGTAAATCTAACAAGTGGAGTAATTAAAATGAATACAGATAGACACTGCAAAATCGTCAAAGATATGGACGATAGAATTATGACCGGCGAGCGCATAAGCCCAGAGCTTGTGATGGTGCTGACAGCGTTGCGCGACTTGGTGGATCAGTCGCATGACCATAATCGAAAAATGTCTGACCGCGTCAACGCAATGAAAACTCAAGTGGACGAGTGGCGTGATCGTGCCAGCAATCTTGAAGAGGCGCTCGATACAGAGAAAAGCATTTTCAAAATTGCCGAACGTCACTACACAAAAAAGATAAACGTGGCTAACCGCCGCGCTGGCATATGGAAGGCAAAAGTTGAACGTCTAAAAGAAGGGACAAACTAATGGTCGGTAAAAAAACACCAAACGACATCATCACAGCGAGCCGTATATCGTCGATTATGAACGCGTCGCCATACGATACGCCCAACGATGTATTAGCCTCAATATTGGCAGACATCGAGGGCAAGCCCGACCCTAAGCCGTTCAACGGCAACGAGGCAACCAGTTGGGGCGACACACTTGAGCCGATTATACTGTTGACCGCAACTGAGCGCCTCGGACTTAACGACTTAAAGCTGGAACACGACGCTATTTTCCACGATAAGATAGCGTTTGCGGCGTCGCTCGATGGCACCGCAGATGCTGACGTTAGCGGCTGGGTCGACACAGATTACGACAAAGGCATCATCTGTCCTAGCGGTAAGGTGTTTGTTGCTGGCACCGGCGTGCTGGAGAGCAAACTCACCAGCGCCAAGCCAGAAGAGGCGCCAGCGCCCCACAGAGGCCCGCTACAGCTCCAAGGGCAGTTGATGGTCACAAAGTATACTTGGGGCGCTGTGTGCGTCTTATACGGCGGTGTGGAGCTACGCATCTTTCTCTATCAAGCTGACGCGGCCGTGCAATCGAAGATCATCGACGCTGTCGAGGACTTCGAGCGCCGCAAGCGCGACATCGAGTGGTATCCGGTGCTGTCGTCGTCTGACGGCAACACCGCCTACCCACGGGTCGACGACGGCGCCGAGCCGCTGGAGTTGCCCGCCACAGAGGCTGAGTGGCTC